TAAATATGAAATCAACGATACTTGCATCGATTGCGGTTCTTGCGAATCCGTTTGCCCAGTATCTGTAATTTCCGCTGAATAAGAACGCAAACGTAGAAGGCCAGTAAACACTTATGTTTACTGGCTTTTTTATTTTTCAAAATTGGCAAAAATTACTAAATTTCGTCAGCGTTGCTCAACCGTTGCTCACCCTTTAGGAGGGCTTCTCCGTATGGTAATCGGTTAACTGCATCAATGTATTGTTGTACGGTTTTATGCGTGTAAACTTCCTGGGTGATATTATCCTTACTTGAGTGGCCAACGATCCGTTTGATTATAATTTCATCAATTCCGATATTACTGGCCATCGATATGAAAGTATGGCGGGTATCATGTGGTTTATGTTCGCCTAAGTTAAGATTATGGCACATACGCTGCATTTCTCGTCTAAAGGTATCCTTATGTATCACCTTATCCAAAAGACACTCTACGCGCTTAAATTTGGCTTGCTGGTATAGTTCCTTGATGAAAGGGTAGATGCATTCCGCGATGGGTATGCAACGGTCCTTACCGGCTTCTGTTTTAGAACCACCAATCATGCATCGCTCCTTCAAGTGGATATTATCAAGCTTAATAGTCTGCAATTCGTTCAATCTGAGACCCGTGTAAGCGTATATCAATGTTAGTTTGGCAATTATATCGTCAGAGTGTTGCCAAAGGACGTAGAGAGCCGAATTTGAAAATATGTTGGCCTTCTTAATTGGTGTAGCGTTTTTGTTGATGATAATATCAGAAAAGTAGTTACGTGGTATAATTTCTTGCTTAACGGCAAGCGTGCCTACCGACACGATAATAGCCTTAATTAGCTTTTGATAAGACTTTGTGTGAGTCGAATTGTCGAATATAGGTTGGAAATGTGCAGCACGCATATTCTTCATTTCGATATTATTGAGATGACCGACCATTTTTTGTATAGTATGAATGATCTTCATTCGACCAGCTGACAGACCCTGGCGTTCTGCTTCCTCAATCCGCCATTCGAAACATTGGCCAAACGTAATTTTGCGCTGCTCCTCTTGTGGCGGATTAGTAGAGTAGAGAGCTAGCGCAGTGTAAGCTTCCTTTTGTGTGGCAAATGTGCCCACTGATTTACGAATTGCCTTACCATTGGCATCGTATCCATAGGTTACAACAGCCCTGTACGGCTTACGTAGCGCTTTATGTTTCATTTTATAAACGGTTCCAGAACCGTTTGCTCGTTTCATGGCCATAATATATCCTCCTTGGTATAGTGATTAGCCTTAGAGGTGTGCTATAATGATTGTGGAGTAAAAATAGAGTGCCTCTAAGGTATGATATTTTTAATAGCCCTCACTGCGGTGAGGGCTTATTTTTTTGCATGTCTAATCTACGTTTGCTCTAGATAGATTAAAAATCTATCCTGTGTATCTATTGGCATGTCCGCAATGTTCGCATAACACCGAAACAAGAAAGGCTTTATTGCTCGATCGTCGTCATCAATACCGTTAAATACAGATAAGAAGTCGACAATAAATTGGTTTTTTAGATAATCAGTTTTTAGTAAAACCATCATCGATAACATTACACCATATACGCCTTTAAGATATACTTTTTCGTTTTTTCTAGTCTTTTTCTTCTCTTTCTTTATTAGAATTCCTCCCGGCAAACATTTTGATAAAGTGCTAGAAGGAATTTTTCGTGTCTCATCAGTTCTAAGAGCAGTAAAGTCAAGATTATGTGCTGCTGCATTTCGAAACACTCTAATGGCTTCTAATGCGCAAATAATAAAATTAGTTTTATCGTTAAGTGGAAGTATCCTATCAGGCGCATCAGGCAACAATGCATTTACAACGTCATCGCGTTGGGTGTTCTTTAACAGTTTAAAAAGATTAATGGAATTACTAAATGATAGGTTCTTTAATAGTATCCACGGCGGTATGTGGTTATGGTGTTCACGATAATATAAAGTAGGGTCGCTTGCGATTTTATCATCATTTATTGTTTTGAAACATTCGCGTTGAACAGCATCAAACGTCAATACATTATTAGGATTTTGATAAGACTCTTTATATTTTGACTTTGCTAAATACATTGATATATCTACACCAAAATCTCTAGATAAAGTGTAAGCTAGTTTTGTTTTAAATATATTTTCAATAAACATACTATACTTTAATATGAATGCTTGTATAGATCTGTCAAACATAGAAAGGCTATATAACTGTTCTATAGTAGTACCTTCAATAAAACAATCTCCGTCCGGCATAAAATGTTTTTGGTACCGATTAATTAGATCATAATAAGATATTGTATCTAAAGCATGAATCGCAAATTCTGGATTGCTTATGTTTAGCTTTCTAGTACGTAATAATTCAATTTGTTCCTCGTAAGTTTTAAAAGGCTTGTCATAAATTATCAAAATTTAGCCTCCTACATAAATAAAAGGAGCCCTCGCTACCAATGATAGCAAGGGCCCCAGTGTCCAACAGTCACGCAATGTGAAAAGGGACAGTTCACTATCATTAGTATATATCATATAAAATAAGTTTTCAATACTTATTCTCTTGTGAGTAGAACCGTATCACCTATTTTTATAGGCGTTATTACCGGCGCAGAAAGATTGGTAGAAATATCATCTTTACTAACATTCAATGGCACAGTTCGAGCAATAGTTTTTTGAAGCACAGATACCGGGCTAAATAGGGTGCTAGTACGTCTAACAATGCGTTGACATACAGAGAATCGAGCATAAGGGGCCGTAACTTCAATAACAGCTTTTATGCCGTCGTAAGAGCCGTAGTTTACGCCACCTAGAATTAAGTCTTTACCAGGTTCGATTATTCGTAAAACATCGCCCTCCTTGGCACCGTCGTTTAGACCATAATCGATTAATACTGTGTTTTCGTTTTCAATAGCAATAATTTTATAGGTATCAAACATAATGTCCTCTCCTTTAACATAAAAAGACCCATCCTGGTGCGCTGTAGTCGTTAAACTCTGAAGCGTGGATGGGTACTGGTACCCTTATTATATCACGCTGTGCAAGGATTGTTATAAATTATTAATGCTGACTGAATCTACTTCTCCCGTATCCGCCTTAATTTTTACAAAGAACATACCGCGAACCATTGCGCCAAATCCATTTTGTGCGTCAACCGTGCCACGAACGGTAACGCTATTATCATAACGAATGACTTGTTTTATATCAAATTTAGCAGTAGATGGTGCCTTTAGTTGAGCGGATACCGCATCTTTGGCAGTCACTTGATATGCTGCTTTTTGTTGATCACTAATATAGACATTGCTAATGTCGTTCATCTTTTGTCCATTTTTGTAAACTGTAGAGAAGCTATTTTCGATTTCACTGACTTTATCATCCTTGATGCGGAAGAATGTTTGGCCATACTTTTCATCAACAATGTAATATACGCCTTTCTGGTCTGCTACTTTATTTACATTGCCGAACTCAGTGACCCCAACGCTTTGTAATTCGGTAAGTACTTGCTGAGATTGCTCTTTTGATAAACCTGTTGCATCTTTGATATTATCAACAGACCCTCCGCAGCCGGCGATACATAAAGCAGTAATTAAAATCCCTGTTACTAACACTTTTTTCATTTTATTGACCTCCCTAAATTTTAGACAGCATATAAGTTCGCCCTATAGGCGCCCAAGCTCCTAGTAAATCTCTAGCACTCTTAAATACGTCGTATTCCGATTTTGTTATACACGATATTACTTGCTCGTAGTCAGATCTTGTTTTTATATAAGGGAAAATATCGCTGAGTTGATTGCTGTAAAAGTTCAAAAGATCTTGGTTAATTGTTGGCGTTTCCCTATATATTTTGCTACTTGCTAAAGAAGCGGCCTGTTTGCTTAAGCCAAATAAATGTCTGTACATAAAATATAGATCCTGAAAGGTTGCCGAGTCTTTACGATATTTAGAAATTGCGCCTAAAACTAATGTAGTTGGCGCCAAAATTTCTCTTGTAAACGTATTAGCCTCCCATTCCATTAGCTTTCTTTCGTCTTTACTGCTGTTCTGGCACGCTAATTGGTGCTCACGAATAATGTGCCCTGCCTCATGATAAATACTCCATATTTTGCGGGCTTTGGTAGAAACATCTGAATTATATAATAGATGGAATTGTTGTGTTGATGGTAGATAATATGATACGGCATCATTTGATTGCGTTAATCGATTTAGTTGAAAGGAGCTTATATTATAATCTCTCTCAACTTCTTTGTAAGTCATTATGTTGACTCCGTAGTTATCAACTAAATATCTTAATATGGGTCTGGCTGTTAGTTTTAAATTATTAGTTAGTATTGGTCTGATTTTATTAGCTGTTTGTATTACATTTTCTTTACTAGTCGATATCATCATCCTCAGGCATTTTACCTCCTTGCTTAGTATAAAGATATTGAGCATAAGAACTTAGCTCCTTTTTAGATGCATTGTCTAACGATTTATAGTTTCGTTGTAATGCAATTAAATCAGGATCAAATGAATCATCAAATCGAGAGCCGTCTTCTAATGTGGCTAAGTAGTCCGCGGAAATCCCTAATCCGCTACAAATTTTGAGGATATTATCTATAGATGCTCCGCCTACATTCTTAAGAATAGATAAAAGTGTCGTATAAGGCATGTCTATTGATGCCGCAAATCCTCTAATACTATCTATTTGTAGTATTCGTTCTTTTAAAAATTCTTCTCTGGTCATTGTTTTATACTCCTAACTAATTATCTTGTACCTAATTATACCATTATAAACACGATATTTCAATATATAAACACGATATTTCATATATAAATTAGCTTGTAAAGAATATTAAACAACCTTAAATTTGACATACACGATATTTCGTACTACAATTAAGCCATAAACACACACGATATTTCGTGTGTATGTATAGGTATTTAAGTAGATAGAAACGAGGTGAGACGATATATGTACCCAAATGTAAATGCAGAACTTGGCCGCCTAGGTTGGAGTCGGAAGGACTTATCTATTAAGATAGGAATGAGATATATGACACTGGTAGATAAATTAAACGGAAAATATCCTTTGCTACTTAGCGAGGCTATTAAAATTAAATCTGCACTCGGCGTAAGTGAGTCCTTAGATTATCTTTTTTTTAAAAAATAGTACGATATTTCGTATATTTGGTGGATAAAAATATGAATAAAGTAGTACTAGATGAAACTAAATTACGTAAAGCTATGAAAGATGCATTGTCATTTGATTTATTGGTCAAGCACACAAAACTGCCGGCAAGCACTATTGATAAAGCTCTCCGGGGATACCCAATTAGATACGAATATGCACAACAAATTTGTATAGTACTTGAGATTCCTCCGGAGTATTTAATTCTTAATTAAAGGAGGTAAACATGATAACAAAAACAATTGCCGTGTGCCAGATGGCCACGGTATTGGGAAGAACTATGACCGCGATACGCGAATGTATCGCAAGAGATAAATTCCCCTTTGCACAGTGCTGGCAAACGGAAGGCAAAAAGGGCCGCACCTTTTCAATTGATAGAGAAGGGTTCCGGTTCTACTTGGCCAACACGCTAGGCTGGCCGGAAGAGAAGATTAATGAAGCATTTAAGGAGGCGCACATCGTATGAACGGGCTGCTTAAAGGAATCGGCCTACTGATGATAATTGGTACGGTAGGCAGTTTAGAACTCGACCGCATTGGCTTTGCACAAGCGCTGTTTCAAGTGTTAAGTGGGGTCATGGCTTGGATGGTATCTGAATACAGAATTGAGGTCAGACGATTGCGCCGTAAATTAATGCGTAGCCGTCAGGTACAGAGTTCTACGTATTACAGATTTTAGGGGTTAACGCGTATGAGAACTCAGCGCTGCACAAGATGCAATAAGAGGCTAAAAGGCCCCTACCATTATTGGAGTTTTACAACAGGCGCACCGCGCGCCGTGTGTAAAAAATGTAAAGAAATACATCAACCCGTAAAACAGAGGAGACAGAAATATGACAGATCAAGAAATTCTGTACAATGCCTACAACGATAGCGGTGTACAGACCAATGAGGAAGTAATGGCTATGCTAGGGTGGTCGAATGATAAAGTACGTAACATCAAAGCAAAATTGAAGATACGAGGCTTCATTGATTACACCTTTGGTTCACCAGTTAAAATCCTTAAACCGTACAGGGAGATAGTAGATACCCCTGAAACGTTTAAGGCCCAAATATACCGCGAAATGCTTGAGGTCTACATGGAGGATTTTCGAACGCAAGATACGTTCAAGGACAGACTTCTAGTAGGTCAAGAAATTCGCATGATTCTTAAATGCGTATAAGGAGGTTAATATGCCAAAAGTAAACATTACAAAATCAGCAGTTCGTGCCTTTGTCCGAAGCGAATATTTGAAAAAGTATGAGCCTTTGAGAAACGCACGAAAAGAAGCTCTGCGAAATGCTATAGAAGCAAGCCCTCTATTTATAGATTTTAAAAATATAATGGCCTCTGCAGAATCGGTTGCAAGTGCGTTAGAAAAAGCCGGATACGGCTCAGAATTCAGGCAAACCCTTGTCTCTTGTGAAAAGGCATTAAATCGTACAATAAGCAATTTGTACACAGCACATATGCGTAAACCAAAAGATGAGATTAGTAAATTGTATGCAATTGCGAAACCGTATGATGAAAAACTTGACGCGCTAGAGAAAGCTTATCAATCAGCGAGTCGTGTCATCGATAATGCCCCTGGCGGTAAAGCAGCTGCTGATATTTTAAAAATGTCAGGACTCGACTTTTACGCGTGGCAAACTACTGACAGTGGAACAACATTAGATTTAAGCGCATTGAAGGGCGGTGATTAAATTGCAAGATTGTACAATGTGCCCAAATAAAGATTACTGCATTCCTGACGAATGCTTGGGCGCAAAAAAAATGCCCTCACGCACGGCAATGCGTAAAGGGCACATAGAAAAGTATCCATTTAAAGTATATCACATCGTTAAACCGAAAGGAAACAGAACAATGATCGAGTTAAAAATTACAGTAGATAAAGCAGTTGAATTAGAACAAGAAGTAAAAGACCTATATCAATCCATTGTAGGCGCACCGGTTAAAGACGTTGAACCAGTAAATTGGACAACATCTGATGTTAAGCATGCTAAGCAGGAGGCCTCTGTGAAGGAAACCCCTAAAGTAGAAGCTACTAAGGAAGAACCTATAGAAGAAAAACAGGAAGCCCCTGTAAAAGAAACTCCGGTTAAACAAGAAGTACCAAGCCTTGAAGCAACTCGTGAAGCAGTAAAAGACGTAATGGCAAAAGCTACTGATAAAACGAAAGCAAAAGGCGAATTCAAAGCCTTCTTAGATAGCATCGGCGCTGAAAAGGTAACATCTGCTACCGATGAACAACGTATTCAAATTATGGAATGGGTGGCTAGTCGTGGCTAAGAAACACGCCTTACTCGGTGCATCTAGTAGCGCCAGGTGGCTGGTATGCACACCCTCTGCAAGATTAGAAGCGATGTTCCCAGATGAACAATCGCCGTATGCTGCGGAAGGTACTGTAGCACACGATCTGGCAGAATCAATCTTACGACATAAGCTAGAGGGCAAAAAAGCGCCTAAGCTTGATGACTACTCCACTGAAATGGTGGAAGCAGTCACACGGTATGTAGACATCTGCGAAGAAAAGGTGAACGAGGCGAGAGCCCGTTCATCTGATGCAGAAGTAATGATTGAAGCCAAACTTGATTTCTCTCGTTGGGTACCAGAAGGATTTGGTACTGGCGATATGGTAATCGTAGCCGATGGCATCCTGGAAGTAATTGACCTGAAGTATGGTAAAGGTGTACCTGTCAGTGCCATCGAAAATACGCAAATGCGACTCTATGCATTAGGTGCTTATGACGTTACCGAATTCTTGTATGATGTAAAAACAGTCCATATGACCATTGTTCAGCCAAGACTGGACAGCGTATCTACCGATGAAATGACACTTGAGGAACTGCTCGATTGGGGCGAAGAAATTAAACCAATTGCACATCGGGCCTGGGAAGGTATCGGCGAATGTACGCCTTGCGATTACTGTAACTTCTGCAAAGCAAGGCACACCTGCCGGGCATTAGCTGATACTTGCCTTACGGCTTTCTATAAAGATGGCGGCAAGTTGAATCAATTACTAACTGACCGTGAAGTATCTGACATCCTGGCGATGAAAGATTTAATCACAAAGTGGATTAAAGGTGTGTATGATTTCGCTTACGAAAAAGCACTTGCAGGCGAGAAACAATGGCCGGGCTTCAAATTAGTGGAAGGTACGTCAAGACGTACTATTACTGATCCGGACGCTGCAGCTCAAACATTACTCGATAATGGCTACAAGGAAAAGGACATCTTCAAGCCTCGAGAACTTGAAGGTATCACGAATCTGCAAAAGGTACTCGGTAAAAAGGGCGTTGCTGAATACTTAGAAGCATATATCGACAAGCCTGAAGGCAAGCCTACACTGGTACCGGAAAGCGATAAACGTCCTGCGATTAATACCGTGGAAACAATGGCAAATGAATTTGATGACGAGGTGTAACATGCGCGTCGTAACCGTAAAAGCAATTGCCAAAGAGCTTCATGAACGAGGACACTACCTCGACGAGCTCTACCAAATTACTATTGCATATGCTACTAGCTTTGCATACACGTCGCTGCGTAGTAGAGGCTAAGTGTGAGGCAATAGAACAATATTATCGAGATGAATTAGACCTAGATAAATATTCTTGGGAAGAAGACGACAAATGGATTCAACTGGATGAAGAAAGGTCTGACATCGAAGATGAACTAAATGAATTATTTAACACAGTAATAGGGTTCGAATATGATTGTAACCCATTTAAGAAATAAGGAGACAGTAACATGGCTAAATTAACAACTGGTATTGTAAGACTTTCCTATGCAAACATTGCGCAACCTCGTAAAAACGACGACGGCAAAGCAAAATATAGTTCCCAAATTATTATCGATAAAACAGATAAGAAGACTATCAAAGCATTTGAACGTGCGATTGAAGAACTCAAAGCGGATCCAAAAGCAATTGCTAAGGTAGAAGGCAAAGCAGCATACCTCAAATTGAACTTACGCGACGGCGATACTGACGAAGCAGTAGTTGACCAACCGGAAACATATGCTGATAAATACTTCATTAACGCTAACAGTGATAAGCAACCTATAGTGTTTACCCGCGATAAAATCAAAATGGACCAATTCGACATCGAAGAAGAAATTTACTCTGGTGTATACGCACAAGTTTCACTTTCTGTTTTTGCTTACAACTTCAACGGTAAGAAGGGTGTAGGCTTTGGCCTAAACGGTATCCGTAAAGTTAAAGATGGCGAACGTCTTGGTGGTGTTCATGTATCTGCTGATGACTTTGGCGATGATGATTTAGGCGACCTAGACGATGACGACGATTTAATCTAAGGAGGCAATTATGGAGCTCAGTATTGATGTGGAAACCTATTGCGCCTGCCCTATTAAATATGGGGCACAGCGATACGTTGATGATGAGACATTTGAAATACTGCTCTTTGCCTACTGCTTTGATGATGAACCAGTCGAAGTAATTGATATGACAAAGGATCCACTGCCCGATAGGGTGGTGGACGCTTTGTATAACAAGGAAATTACAAAGACCGCATTCAACGCAGCATTTGAAATGTTATGCCTAAAAAAGTACTTCCCTGATGCGGACTACACGAATTGGGAATGTACCTCTGTGCTAGCGTTATACTGCAGTTTACCTGCAAGCCTCGATAATGTGTCCAAGGCTTTGAAATTAGGAGAAGCCAAGGATTCACGAGGTAAACGATTGATTCAATTCTTCTCCGTTCCACGTAAGCCTACTAAGACGAATCCTAAGACACGGAATATGCCTGAGGATGCGCCGGATAAATGGGCTGAATTTATTGAATACAACCGGCAGGACGTAGTGGTTGAAAAGGCCATTCGTAAACGCCTGCTTTCATTGAAACCGCCTGCCATTGAACATGAATATTGGCTATTGGATCAGGCCATTAACTGGAGAGGTGTAAAAGTAGATATGGACCTCGTCGATGCAGCGCTTCAATGTAACGATGAAATAGTGGAAAAGGCCACCGTATCATCGGCACGACTAACAGGGCTAGATAATCCCAATAGTACGTTGCAACTTAAGGATTGGTTATCAACTCGCCTTGGCTATGAGATCGAGACCATGAGAAAAGATGATGTATCAAATCTACTGTCACAGGATATCCCTTCCGATGTGCGTACCGTGCTGAAGAACAGGCAAGTCCTGGGCAACTCGTCAATTAAAAAGTACTTGGCCATGAAAAAGGCAGTATGTTCCGATGGCCGTATCCACGGCATGCTTCAGTTTTACGGAGCCATGAGAAGCGGACGATGGGCGGGGCGTGTAGTGCAACTACAGAACCTCCCTCGTAATTACCTAGAAGATTTAGACACAGCCAGGGAAGTTCTTAAAAGTAGAGATGTAGAATTGCTAGACCTACTTTATGGAAACCCTGGTGATGTGATTAAGCAACTCATTCGTACGGCTCTCGTAGCAGAGGATGGACACCGCTTTATAGTGGCAGACTTCAGTGCTATTGAAGCCCGTGTGATTGCCTGGCTCGCTCACGAGCAGTGGCGACAGGATGTATTTGCACAAGGTGGCGACATCTACTGTGCCTCCGCATCTAGCATGTTCCACGTACCAGTCGAGAAGCACGGCGTAAATGGGCACCTTCGCCAAAAGGGTAAGGTTGCAGAATTGGCACTGGGCTATGGTGGTGGCGTAGGGGCCATGAAGTCGATGGACTCAAAAGGGGAAATTCCCGAATCAGAGCTTCCCGGTATCATCGAAGCATGGAGAAGAGCCAGTCCACGAATTACGAGATTTTGGAAAGATGCGGATACTGCAACCAAGAAAGTCGTCAAGACTGGCGAACCTGTACGAATTAGGCAAGGTAATATTCGATTCTTTAAATCAAAAGGGTTTATGTTTATTGAGTTACCATCAGGGCGGAGGCTTGCCTACGCAAGACCTAGAATAGGCCTTAACCGGTTCGGCAGTGAATCGATTGAGTACGACGGCATGGATCAGGTTAAGAATACCTGGGGCAGAGTCGAAACCTACGGCGGAAAGCTCGTCGAAAACATTGTACAAGCCGTTGCAAGGGATTGCTTGGCCGCATCCATGCTAAGACTGGCCAAAGCTGGTTATAAGATTGTAGCCCATATCCATGACGAGGTGGTTATTGAAGCACCTATAGGTGAAGGTAGTTTAGATGAAGTCATAGACATTATGTGTAAACCTGAGCCCTGGAATGAGGGCCTTATATTAAATGCAGCGGGGTTTGAAAACCCGTATTATATGAAAGACTAGGAGGAAGTCATTATGATTAACAAAGAACAAATTAAACAACAACGCGAAGCCATTGACAGCTTATATGAATTAGTAAAAAACGCACCTGCTAGCGAACGTAAAGACGCAGCTATGGCGTACTGCGAAGGTTGTATCGCTGCTTGTGATTTAGGGCTTAAAGTACTCAACGGTAAAAAAGCAGAGCCCGCAAAGACTGAAGAAACGCCAGCCGTAGATGACGCTCCTAAAGTAGAAGAGCAACCCGCTGAAAAACCTAAGCGTAAGCGTACTACTAAAAAGAAAGCTCCTGTAGAGGAAGTCCTTCCTGTTGAAGATGCTCCTGTAGTTGATGAAGAAGACGATTTAGACGATTTGTTATAAGAAAGAGGTTAGCGCCTTATGAAGGTATTATTTAGTTTGTCAGTCAAAAAGCTGTATGACCTAGTACGGCGCAAGCAAGTGAACTCTTGGTCACCTGCTGTACATTACCACGTAGATTGCGGGCAATCCTTTGCCTGCTTGTGGCCTTCCGTGTCATCCGGTATGGGCAAAATCGTAGACCCCTATATGTCAAATGAGTTTTATTGCCCGCAATGTGGTGAACTCATTCACACAAATGATGATTGTGTTGCTGAGGTTTCGAGTAATGATAATATTCCGCTTGATATTGAACTTTCAATCATCGATAGGGGATCAATATTAGACGTTAAATTCGACTACCACACAGTGTATGTCGATAATGATATGCAGTCGATTTACCCCGGATACAAACCGCATCTTATCGACATATTGCGTTTTGATTTTAAACAAGGAAAAGTATTCCTGGTTCAAAAGAAACGCACTCGTGCCGATATAGTATCTGAAATCGAGCCTAATATATCGTGCTTTTATTCAAAGTCATTACCCTTACGATGGCTTGTAACAACTCCAAATTGTCGATTAGCGGAGCATAAAAACGAGCTAAAGACTTTTGCCAAAGTGCTAAAGGAAGCCTATTTTACTAAGTTATCTAAAAAAGTAGGCTACAGAGTTAAGGCTATTAGGCAGGGTGTTTTATTATCGTCTAAATACGGTGCGCTTGATAACTTACTACACAACCTAATTTGGAAAATGCAGGCACCAGATGCGCCAGCTCTTAACGATGTATTAGTTAAAGACTATGACACCTATTTTAGGCCTTTTGGATCTGACAAGGTGGGCACTTTAAGCATTACGGAATTAACGAGTACAGGTACCCCATTTATTAAAGCTCTAATACAGCTTTATGAATTACCAGATAAGCGCTGGGTTCGAAGATTACTGTCAATACGTCCTTTCTTTTATGTGAAAGTCATTAAGACGGCCAGCAAGATATTCAAAAGCATGGATTATCAAAAGGCCTTTACGGACCTCGTAGCGGAGAAAGGCGGAGGCACAGGATATATTCAATCGTGGCCAATATGGAATAGCGAACAGGCCTTGCTTATGTTTACAAAGTTCCTATCTATCATGATGCACCAATACGGTGAGCGGCGTACTCTATTGTTCATTAAAAACGCCGATTCTTATTCCGAAATTAAAGATACATCTGATATGTATCTTAGATTATCAAGAAGCAAAAAGAAAGAAGTTTGGGCTAGACGAATTCAAATTAAAGACCTGCATGACGAGATTGTGTGCTTATCTAAATTTGAAGAAGCCGAAAACTTACCAGTGCAACAGAGCTTACGCCATAAAAAGTTAGCAGATTCAGTTGAAGGGCTAACTTTCAATGTGATCAAGTCAACGCACGGCATCATCCGATTAGGTGTGCAATTGAATAATTGTGTTGGTACTTATGTCGATAAGGTAAAAGCTGGAACGTGTGCCATCGTAGGCGTTTATAAAAGCGATAAACCTGTAGCATGTATTGAAGTTAATCCTAACAAGGATACAGATAACTTTGTTGAAATACACCAGGCCAAGTTAAAAAATAACAGATGTGTTAGTGATAACCACGATGTCAATTATGCTGTATGCCAATGGGTTAAGAAGCATAAATTACAAGTACCCCAATTTATAAGAGACATCCAATTTGCGAAGGGAGGAGCGATGTAATATGGATACAAATATCATCATAGCTACGGGCAGAAATCGCTCCGCCCGTAGCTGGAAGTCTCAAAAAATGACTTGGAGTGCGTTGGCCAACAAATTATCTACGCCAACAGTCACTAACGAAACGGCAGCTGAATACGTTAAAATGCCTAAGGACGAAAAGGGCCGGAGGAAAGATGTGGGCGGTTTCGTAGGTGGTTATATCCCTAATAATGGTAGACGAATCAGAGGGGAAGTCAAAGAAAGATATTTGATTACACTTGATGCGGATTCACCTAGCGAGGATTTTATTTCAAACCTTGATTTGGAACTAGGCGATATGGAATACGTGCTATACAGTACGCATAGCCATACCCCTGATAATCCTCGATACCGCATCATCATTCCTGCTGATAGAGCTATGACTCCTGATGAGTACCAAGCTGTATCAAGGCGCATTGCGGATGATATTGGTATTGAATCATTCGATTCCTCAACGCATCAAGCGGAGCGCCTTATGTATTGGCCGAGCTGCCCTAAAGATGTTGCGTATGTATACCAACATAATGAGGGGAAGCTTATTTCAGTCGATACGTATTTAAGTACCTATAGAGACTGGCGTGATACGAGCCTTTGGCCAACATCAAGTAAAGAATCTCAAATCAGGCTGGATGCAGCGAAAAAGCAAGGTAATCCATTAGAGAAAAAAGGCCTACTGGGTGCATTTTGTAGATGTTACAGTATCACAGAAGCGCTACATAAGTTTCTACCAGATGTCTATGCGCCAACGCAGCACGAGGACCGGTACACGTATACAGAAGGCAGCTCAGTAGCTGGTCTTGTTATTTACGATAATGACACTTTTGCATACTCGAACCATGCAACTGACCCTATCAGCGGTAAGCTCGTCAATGCCTTTGACCTAGTACGCATCCACCTGTTCGGTGCTGAAGATGCCGATGCGGATCCGCGCACCAAAGTAACGGATTTACCTAGCTACAAGGCGATGCTTGACTTTGTCAACAAAGACGGCGCCGCGCCTGTACTGCTCGATAAGGAGCGTATGGCTGATATGGAGTTTGAAGATATCACGGACGAGGATGAAGACTTTCTCGAAAAACTTAAACGTGACCGCCGTGGTACACCAGAGTCCGATGTATTCAACTGCTTAATCGTTCTTAAATACGACCCAGCGTTAAAAGGTAAAATCCGCCTTGACGAATTTGCACACCGCCTAGTGGTGATTGACGATTTGCCGTGGCGCGGTAAAGATGAAACACCGTACTGGACTGATACAGACGATGCGTGCTTACGTAATTACTTCGCTACGAAATACCTAATAAAAGGTAAAGGTATTATCGATGATGCCTTACAGGAAGTCACGCAAGCTAACAAATTCCATCCTGTGCGTGAGTACCTAACAGGACTAAACTGGGACGGTGAATGTAGAGTTGACACACTCTTCATCGATTATATCGGCGCCGAGGATACCGAATACATCAGGGCCGTTACCCGTAAATGGATGTGCGGCGCTGTAGCACGTGTTATGGTGCCAGGTATCAAGTTCGATACGGCTATCGTATTATACGGTGCACAGGGCTTAGGTAAATCCTTAATCTTGGAACGCTTAGGCCGTAAATGGTTCAATAATTCTTTAGTGGACATCAAAACCAAAGATGCCCTTGAACAAATCCAGGGCTCTTGGATTAATGAACTCGCGGAACTGGCACCTACCTACAAGAACGATAATGAAATCGTAAAAGCCTTTATCAGCCGTACCTCTGACCGGTTCCGCTCACCTTACGGTAGACGTACTGAAGAGTATCCTCGCCAGTGTGTATTCGCCGGTTCTACTAATAATCTCATGTTCTTGAAGGACCGCACAGGTAACCGCCGATTCTGGCCAATCACAGGCGACAAAGATCGTAAGACGAAAAACGCCTGGGATATAACGCAAGATGACATCGATCAATTATGGGCGGAGGCTTATTATTACTGGTCTAACGGGGAATCCTTAGTACTCGAGGGAGACCTTGAGGAGGAAGCCCTAAGAATCCAATTATCACACACAGAAGGTGGTGAACTCGTAGGCCTCATTGAAGAATACCTTGATATGTTATTACCTGAGAACTGGGAGTCGCTAGATATCTTTGATAGACGCGATTATATCAGGAATTATGGCGATGACGATCATTGTGGTTCAGTGCAGCGGGAGCGGGTGTGTGCCCTTGAGATATGGTGTGAAGTGATGGAGGGGGACAGGAAGAACCTGCAGAACGCAAAGGCTAGGGAGATTACAGACATACTTCAAGCGATGCGAGGATGGAACCCTTATACAAAGGGAACTGGTAAAGCACGTTTTGGCAGGCTTTACGGCCCACAGAGGGCGTTTGTAAGGGAAGAATCGGACCTTCTATCAATCTATAATCGTAATCACGAAAAGTAGGTGTGTCCAATTATTTGAAGTGTGTCCAATTATTTAACAGGTACAAATGTTTGTAAAAATATTTATCCATCCGTATACATTGATAAATTTTGATATACAGTAATAATTGGACACACCGAACACGCCTGGACACACTAATCGGACACGGGCAAAAAGCAGATAACTTCTAATATAAATAGTAATATGTGTCCAGTGTGTCCAATTATTTATATAAAAATAAAAATATAAATATATGAATAATCGTATGTATACGTATACACGCGAAAAACGCGAATACGCGTATATATATATTCTGGCAAAAAATCGGACATATTGGACACACCCCCCCCATAAACCCAGTAACCACGTAGGTTCGTAGGCGTGTCCGAGGGTGTGTCCAATTATTAAATGAGAACGAGGTGAGAACATGGAGAAAGATATCGAACGTTGGTTGGGAAATCAACTCAAAAATCTGGGGTGCATATATATGAAATTCGTATCGCCGGGAAATGATGGCGTGCCGGACAGAATTATAATCTTACCGGGTGGCCTAGTCGTGTTCGCTGAGCTAAAAGACGAAAAAGGGCGATTAAGGCCCAACCAACGCGTACAGATAGAACGAATGCGAAAGCTGGGCGCCAGTGTTTCCGTAGTTACCGGCAAATTAGGGGCTACATTGTTTATTGATGATATAAGAAGGGCGATTCATGGACTTTCATCCACACGAATATCAAAAGATAGCAATTCAAAGAATCATTGACCATACACACTATGGGCTGTTACTTGATATGGGATTGGGCAAGACCGTTTCTACATTAATTGCTATCGAGCAGTTAATGTATGATCAATTCGATATTAAGAAAGTGCTGCTTATTGCACCTAAGAAAGTAGCCGAATCGACCTGGACGCAAGAGGCTAACAAATGGAATGAAACAAGCTGTTTGAAGATAGCATCTGTACTAGGACCTGAAAAGGAGCGCATCAAAGCCCTTCAAAGCGATTCAGACATCTATGTGATGAATCGTGAGAATGTGCAATGGCTGTATGAGTATTATCATAAGAAGCCGTTCCCTTTTGACATGCTTGTTATCGACGAAAGTTCATCGTTTAAGAATCCGCAGGCCAAACGGTTTAAGGCTATGCGTAAGATGAGGCCTTTCTTCAAACGAGTAGTGATTCTAACAGGCACACCGGCACCGAATACATTAATGGATGTATGGGCGCAGATGTATTTGTTAGACGGTGGCGAACGATTAGGTAGGACCCTGACTGAATATCGTACACGGTATTTTACACCGGATAAAACAAATGGGCACGTCGTGTATAGCTACCGACTGTTACCAGGAGGAGACAAGGCGATATTCAGTAAGATGCAAGATATCTGCATGAGCTTAAAAGCTAAGGATTATCTAACACTGCCAGAACGTATCGAGAATGTCATCACAGTAGAAATGAATCCCAAAGAATGGGCGCTATACAAAGAAATGGAACGTGATCACGTTCTAAGCTTAGTTGATGATGACGACGTAAGTGCACTCAATGCAGCATCCTTGGCCGGTAAATTATTACAACTGGCCAACGGGGCCATCTATACAGATGATGGTGAAACAATTATCGTTCACAATGAAAAGGTTGAGCGGTTAAAAGAATTAGTAGAAACGAATGAAGGAAAACCGATGTTAGTATTCTACAATTTCAAGCATGACCTGCAAGCGATTAAAGAGGTCTTTCCTAAAGCCGTCGAATTAAAGACCGACGATGATGTAGCTGAGTGGAACAAAGGAAACATTCAAATGTTATTGGCACACCCCGCATCGGCTGGATATGGGTTAAATCTTCAAGCAGGTGGAAATATCATTGTTTGGTATGGATTAACGTGGAGCCTAGAACAATACCAACAAGCTAACGCAAGACTTCATAGGCAAGGCCAAACGCAACCTGTGATTATCCATCATCTAGTAACAAAAGGGACGATGGATGAGCAAGTGATGAAAGCGTTAGAGCGAAAGGAAGTAGGGCAAGATGCACTACTTGAAGCCATTAAATATCGTAAAGAGTTGTACAAGGAGTAAAACGTTATGCAAAAAAAATGTAGAAAGTGCGGCACGAAGTTTACGGTTAAAACTTCAGAAGATTATTGTCCAGAGTGCATGGAAGTTATGACGCCTCCGCCGACCGGTACTAAATTAGAAGTTAGGGAGTGTGAAGGTTGCGGAGAGCTATTTGAATATTTTAGAAAGCCACAGGGCAGGCCGCGTAAATATTGCCCTGATTGTGCAATTAAATTCTGTCATAAATCCAAGAAGGAAGTTGAGGAGGAAGCAAACATGACTACAGTAGACAGTAAAGAGACAGAAGATAGACAGAAGGAAGACAGTAAAAAGACAGAAGAAAGACACATCGAAGACAGTAGCAAAGAAGCTGTTCAAGTACCAACTGCTGAGCATATGAATAAGATGTATGGCAATATTGAACATGATGCCGTAAATCATCCATCGCATTATACGAGGGGGAAGATAGAAGTGATTGACTTTATCGAAGATCAACAACTCCCGTATCATCTAGGTAATGTTATCAAGTACATCGCACGCGCAGGGTACAAGGGTGATAAACTCGAAGACCTAAAAAAAGCACGGTGGTATTTGGATAGATACATCAATGAGGTGATGGGGAATGGAACACTTTAAACAAGGTGACTGCGTGTTAGTATCGAATGATAACAAACATTGGTATCATAGGCATTTCTATCGTATTGATGATGTGTGGGGCGGTACAGGTAACGCGCTTGTGTATGCTGAAGGTAAAAGTCCATGGACGGTGAGCCGTAAGCACGAGGACCAATACAAACTATACGAGATATGGAGATATTGCAAGGGGGCGAAAGAGTGACCGATAAAGAGTACATGCAACAAATATTACGAATTGATGACCGCATAGATTCAATTAAGCGTGATATTGAGGCACAGATAGAACGTAAGGCGGACACGTTGTCTGCCACGGACTACAGCAAGGATAGGATATCCGGCGGGCATTGCGGCGATTTATCAGGTATAGTAGCTGGTATTGAGCAATGTGTCGAACTGCAACGAAAGGAAATAGAAAGGTTAAAAGCCATTAAAGCAGAAGTCCGTTGGGTGATTAGTCAAGTACGGCCGAATGAGTTGGCGGTCCTACTGACTGAGCGATACGTACAGGGGAAGAGCTGGAAAGAGCTAGCCGGTATCTTATTCTATAGCGAGGCAAGAGTACGCGGCGAGCTACACGATAGGGCCCTAGTAGAGGTAGGACGTATACGTGCTAGATTGAAATAGCGTGGACAATACAAAACGATACAAAACAGTACATCGACATGTGGTATACTGTAGGTGTGAAAGTTGGGAAACTTCACAGGAAGTGAAAAAGAAAAGGACGCCAGATGTACTTGGCGTCCTTTTGTATTATGCAGGTTTAATCAATATCATCATAGGGGGTACCTATTCGTAAGGCAAATGTAATCCTTTCAAATAACAAACTATACCAAAATAAATTCGCGACACCTATGAGATGTTTTCGTACAAAATAGAATAGCCTTGTTTAACTACAACCAATACACAATGTAAGAGATTTCCTTGACTACATAACTATATCAAATCACTACTCCTATGGTGATATTGATTAAGCCTACAAATAAAATAGAATCTGACTGCCAATAGAAAGGAGAGAATAGTATGACAGATATTACTTGCCATATTAAAGATTGTTTACATAACAAACGTAATAAGTGTACTGCCAATGCTATTGTCCTTGGCAGTAAAGGTAATTGCAAAGCCAAAGCCTTTGCTAAAGATATGATGAAACATTCACGCAAACAGCACTGGCGAGGGGGCATGTATGGGGGCTAGGGCCTCAGCTTCAATAGGGGGCCTTAAAGGTACTCCAAACAAAAAATATTTTCCGTGGGTCATCCGAACCCCGCGGAATAGCTAGTTAGTTATTTTTCCGAACTGCTGTTCGGCTTCAAAATCGGTCAACTTTTGGAAGGAGGCGAGACTGTGACGAACGTATCAATCGTTGACGAATTAGTATCATCTAAAATTGTTGCAAAAGTGCTTGGCATCAGCTCTCGACGGGTTCAGCAGTTGACCGAGGACGGTATATTCGAAAAGGAAAAACGCGGAAAGTACAATATTGCGAAAACAGTACAAGCGTTTGTTGCGTATAAGACGGGAGAAAGTAAGCTCGAAAAGAAAGCACGTGAAGGCGGGTATGATGCAGAACGAACTTTGTTGACTCGAACTAAACGGATGATTGAAGAAAACAAACTGAAGATCATGAATGGAGAATTGCACCGCTCGAACACAGTTAAAGCCGTAATGAATCGAATGTTGAATAACTTTAAAAGTAAACTCCAGGCGTTACCATTAAAAGCAGCACCTAAGGTGTTAGGTGAGACGAATTTGTTGGTCATTCAAGATACACTTCTCGATGAGGTGAATGAGTGCCTAACTGAATTGTCTGAATATGACCCGAACATGTTCCACGATGAGTCCGATGATATCATCGTGGATGACGATGAGGCAGGTGAAGGTGATTGAAGCACACATGCAACCTATTCAAAGGACTGGCCAGTGTCCTAAAGCCACCGCCAAAGTTTACTGCATCGGAATGGGCCAACGCTAACGTGGTGCTATCTACAGAGGATAGTGCCGAACCAGGGAAGTATTCCACCGATAGGGCACCTTATCAAAAGGAAATGCTTGATGCGGTGAGTGACCCTGATGTTGAAAAAGTAGTATATATGACCGGATCGCAAATTGGTAAAACCCAGCTCATTAAAAATGTGTTGGGTTATTTTATTGACTACTTTCCATCACCGATTATGTTCATGCAGCCAACAAAAGATATAGCTAAGGAATTCTCCAAAACTCGTATTGCTCCCTTTATTCGTGACACGAAAGTACTGAACGATAAAATGGCCGATGTAAAATCTCGGGACAGTGGCAATACGGTACTAAATAAGACCTTTCCAGGTGGTTACCTAACATTAGTAGGGGCGAACGCTCCAGCAGATTTGGCATCTAGGCCAATTCGTGTACTACTAGCGGACGAAATTGACCGATATCCTGCATCAGCAGGGACGGAAGGCGACCCTTTGAGCCTAGCAGAAAAGCGTACTAATACCTTCTACAATCGAAAGCACGTGTACGCATCTACGCCGTTGGCCAAAGGTACCAGCCGGATAGAGAAATTGTATCTAGGTGGTACGCAAGAGGTATGGCATATTAAATGCCCAGCTTGTGGTGAATATGTGTATCCGTCATGGGATAAGTTCCACGCAGACGAGGACACAGGCAAGTACTACTTGGCGTGTGATCACTGCGGAACGCTATCCGAAGAGTTCGAGTGGAAGAAACTGTATCGAGAGGGCAAATGGATTGCGGAAGCGCCGGAGAATTTAAAGAAGTACAATTGCCGAAGCTTTCACATGAATGCGTTTGGCTCGCCTTGGGCGTCCTGGGGGAAGCTTCAAGATAAATACGAGGAAGCAACCAAACTCGGGACGGCCGGCGTTAAGACGTTCTTCAATACCGAAATGGGTATTCCTTATGAAGAGGATACCGAAACACTGCAGGCAGAAGTTCTCTATGAACGCAGAGAAGATTACGGCGCAGAGTTGCCGGACGGTGTTCTACTCTTAACATGTGGTGTCGATACTCAGGATGACCGCTTAGAGTGTGAAATCGTCGGCTGGGGGAAAGATTATGAGAGCTGGGGTATACAATATTTCAGACTATATGGAGACCCCGCTTACGACGCCGTATGGAAAGAATTAGACGATATTATTTTAAATCGTACATGGTCTTATGCCGATGGCAGAAAGCGTGGCGTATCTGTTACGTGTATTGACTCTGGTGGTAGTAAGACCCAATCGGTATATAAGTACTGCTCAACTAGATGGCATAAGCGCGTGTACCCTATTAAAGGTGTAGGCGGTGCAGGTAAAGACCTGATTGACGGCTTGCCTACGAAGTTGAAAAAGTACAAGACCAAATTGTTTAAACTCGGCGTAGATACGGGCAAGGAACAAATTTACAGCGACTTAAACCAAGAAAAAGGACAGCCGAGGTATTGCCACTTCCCAAAAGATCATGAAAAAGGATATGGGAAGAAATACTTTGAGGGCCTATTAGCAGAAATGAAAGTATCTAAATTAGTTAATGGCCATTTTAAAGAGCAATGGGTGCTACGCCCAGGGCGAAAAAGAAATGAACCATTTGATATTAGAAACTACAATCAAGCTGCCATTGCTATTATGAACCCAAACTTCGAGGCGTTAGAGGAACGGAATAGTAAGAAAGAGTATACGCCGTATCAGAATACAACCCGTGTAGTGAAAGCGGGCGATGCACCGAAGAAACGAACGAGACGACGTGTTAGAGGAGGAGGGATACGATTATGACAATCCTACAAAGGATTATGGAAGAATTAAATATTCGTGAAGTGCACGAAATACCTACCGCTCTAACAAAGGCGTTGCTAGATTCGAATACATGTTCGGTACTTTTGAAGGCGCTAAAACCGTACTATTCGTATGAAGCGTTACTTGCTGAATTTGAAGAACATAGCGCGGATAGAAAAAACTATATGCAAGATTACACGCCGCAATGTGTGCTAGATATAATCGGAGGTATTACCACTGGCGGTGATGTTCGCGATGTGTGCGCAGGGATTGGCGGTTTGTCCTTAGCCAAATTTAAGGCAGATAATACCGTGACACTAAGGCTTGAAGAGTATTCAAAAAATGCGATAGCTTTTATGCTGCTTAATCTGTTAATGGTTAATATCGATGCAGAAGTAGTAGAGAAGAACGTTCTCACCAATGAAGAGCTTGCATACTATAGAGTTGAATCCGCAATATCGGGCTTTGGCCAAGTAGCTAAAGTAGACATGCTAGAAAGTAAAAAATACGATACCGTGATTAGCAATCCACCTTATAGTCAATCTTGGATTCCGCAAATGGATGAACGTTTTGAAGGCTATAAGTTAGCTCCAAAGAGTAAAGCGGATTTTGCCTTTATACTTGACGGGCTTTATTCGTTAAATGCTTCTGGCACAGCTGCCTTTATATTGCCACATGGCGTATTATTCAGAGGACAAGCAGAAGGCGATATACGGCGTAAGCTTATTGAGGATAATCTACTTGATGCGGTTATAGGATTACCTTCTAATCTGTTTACAAACACAAGTATTCCAGTGTGTATATTGGTGTTTAAGAAAAATCGAGCTAACACCGATATATTATTTATCGATGCGCAGAAAGATTTTGTTAAGAACAAAAACAAAAATATAATGACTGCCGAACAGGTGGAAAAAGTAATTAAGGCGTACAAGGATAGGGCAGATATAGAGCGCTATTCTAGTAATATTAGCCTGTCTACTATTTTAGACAATGACTATAATCTGAATATTCCACGCTACATTGACAGCTTTGAACCGGAAGAAATACCAGATGCGGTACAGCTTGCTAAGGACTTAAACGAAATTAATCGAGAAAGCCGTATTTTGGGCTTAGAAATTGCGGAGATGTTAAAGCAATTAGTTTGTACAGATCCTGATTCACAAAAAGAGCATGATGAATTTGTAAAAGAATTTACAGAGTTTTTGGTATCTTCTGAAAGTGCTTGGACAATCGAGGAGCAAGAAGCTGTGATAAAAAAAATAGAAGATGTTAAGAAGTATTTACTTCAAAAGATGTTTGTGTAATGTTAAGAAATTACAAGAAAATTAAAATTACGGAAGTTGCAGATATATTAGGCAGGCCTAAAAAGAATCAAATATATCCGGAGGGCTGTATTTGCTTACAGGTATCTGCTAGTAAAGGTGAATTGCTATATCTAAAAGAAGCACAACAAGTTGATGCTAAATATGTAGTGATTCAACCACGAAACGTAATTCCCTATTATTTATATTTGATAATAGAAAAGGCAATGCCCGAATTTTTATATAAATATAGGCAAGGTCTAAATATATCAGCTCATGATATCAAACACATGGAGATATTGTGCCACACGGATGTGGAAACGCAGGCTTTAATAAGCATGATGTTCCAATCTATGCATGGCACAAGTCTAAGCGCTCAATATGGGCGCTTTTTTAATGCGTGAAAGGAGGTGAAAGGATGGCAGAATGGACAATATATGAGGCAAAAGAGCACTTACAGGCGTGGCTAGAAGCAGATTTAGCGCTGGCAACAGGCAAAGAATACACCATAGGTAATCGTCGGTTAACTCGTGCGAATGTGCAAGAGGTGAAAGACCGCATCAACTTTTGGCGTAATGAAGTAGCAAGGCTCGAAAATAGACCTCGCCGTCGTGCATATCGTGTCATTCCGCGTGATATATGAGTAAACGCAAGAAGCAGTTTATGAAAACCGCAGCAGGAAGGCACAAATCAACGCAGTATTCTGGGAGTAAAACAAACTCAGGCTATTCTAATCATGGCGCTAACAGTTTTAAGTCTAGCGCAAAGGGGTACCTGGTTAACTCTCAAGATGCAAGGCATGATATCGATGCTAACTTTAGGATGCTACGGGCAAGATCTGTAGACCTACAACAAGGTACACCGATTGCAGCTGGCGCACTGAAGACGAATAAAACCAATGTTATTGGTCCGGGCCTACGGTTTAAAGCCAATATCCGATATGAGGAGTTGGGGTTAACGTTCGAAGAAAAGAACGCTTGGGAACGTAAGACCGAACGTGAATTTGCAATGTGGGCCAAGCACTGCGACGCACGCGAACAGACTGATTTCTACGGAGTTCAGGCTCTAGCGTATTATGAAAAACTGTTGTATGGCGATGCATTTGTAAATTTACCGCTGTTGTTTAATCGAACAGATAAGAATCCGTATCCTTTACGATTGCAGATTGTCGAATCAATTCTTGTGGCTTCTCCGCCTAAATATATGGGACGAGAAGAAGACGAGAATAATGACGTAATTCACGGTGTTAAGTTTAATAAATACGGCGCGGCCGTTGGTTTCTATGTGCTAAATAAGCTATACAACGCTTTTAACGATGACCACGACTACACATATATTCCAAAGTACGGAGCACAAACTGGACGGCGGAATATCATTCAGGTTATGATGATTGAGCGAAGTGGCCAGTTGCGTGGTATTCCGATATTGTCCCCGGTAATTGAGGACTTGAAAGTTCTTAGTCGGTACAATGATGCGGAAGTTATGAAAGTATTAGTTAACGCTTTGATGGCAATCTTCATCGAATCGGAAGCCCCGGACGATATGTCGCTGGGGACAGCAATTGATGAAGATGATCAAGTGGATGCCGAAAGCGATGAAACAATCGAATTAGGTAACGGTACGGTAAATGTATTGGCGCCTGGTGAAAAAGTGAATGTGGCCGAAAAAACGCCAATACCTTCGAGCTTTGCTGATTTTACATCGTCTCTTATTAGTCATGTAGGCGCAGCGCTAGAAATTCCATATGAAATATTAGTTAAGCACTTTGGCCAAAGTTACTCCGCATCAAGAGCGGCGTTACTCGAATATTGGAAGTCTGTTGAAACGCAACGTGCCGAATTTATTACTCAATTTTGCAATCCTATTTACGAGGAATGGCTTACGATGGCCATTCTATTAGGTCGCATTGACGCGCCAGGTTTCTTTGATGACCCAATCATCCGAGAGGCGTGGCTGGGTGCTGAGTGGTACGGGCCATCACAAGGCCAATTAGACCCGCAGAAGGAAGCTACTGCAGCAGAAATTCGTGTTAAGAATGCATTTAGTACTCGTGCTAAGGAAGCGGCAGAGCTTACGGGCATGGATTATGAAAATGAAATCTTACCACAACGTATTCGTGAACACCAATCTATGGATGAAGGAGGCTTGTTGAATGAACAAGGACAACAAATTTCAGTTCAAAATTCGAACTCCGCTAAATCTGATTCAGGAAGCGGAGACGATTGACGTCGATATTTACGGCGTAGTCGTGAATGGAACCGATTATTGGGGCGAAGATACTGGCGTTTCAAACGTACTATCACAACTCCAAGGCTTGGAGCCGTCTCAAAACATCGTATTACATGTTAACTCTGTAGGCGGTGAAGTATCTGCAGGCGTTACAATCTACAACCGATTGCGCGCCTTGAAAAATAAAAAATCTGTTATCATCGAAGGCCTAGCGGCATCCATTGCTTCTATTATTTCAATGGCAGGTGATGAAATTCATATGGCTCTGGGGAGTGAAATGATGATTCATAACCCTAGCTCGTATGCATTTGGTGAAGCGGATGATTTTGAAAAAGCCGCAGAATCGTTACGTAAAACAAAAGAAAACCTTATCGATATTTACGAAGCACGCACAGGGCTAACTCGTGAAGAAATCGCAACCATGATGGATGATGAAACTTGGTTAACAGCAAGGGAAGCATTGGAGAAAGGGTTCTGCACAAGTGTAGATGAATCCTTGCAAATGGTTGCCTGCCGTAAAGGCACTGACTTAATTGTCAATGGCTTACCGATGAGTATGGATGTGCTCAAAGGGTTGCCTGTTGATAAATATGAAGAGAAAGGAGAGGAACCAATGGAAGTAACTGTTGAATTGTTACGTACAGATTATGCGGACGTATATGATGAAGTATTTAATGCGGGCGTTGCTGCTGAACGTGCACGTTTACAAGCCCTTGATGGAATTAATAACGAAGCACGAGCTGAAGTCATCAATCGCGCTAAATATGAAACATACGCTACTGTTCAAGATGTAGCTGTTGAATTGCTCAATATGCCACAACCTGAACAGCCAACTAATCAATTACAGCAATTAATGCAAGATGCTAACAATGCATCTAATCAAGTTGACACGGTCCCTGGTCAAGTACTTGATGAGGATATCGATGATTCTGAAAAAACAATGCAAATTGTTGATCGTGTAATGAAAGCACGCAATAAGAAATAAGGAGGGCAGATAATATGCCATACGTGGAAGAACAAAAGTTAGAGTACAAACCTCTAATCGCTGGTACACAAATGCCAGTCGTTACTAAGAAAGTAACAATCGGTCAAGATGCCGCAGTAATTACTGCGGGCACAGTATTAGAATTTGAAGCTACAACTAAAAAAGCTAAACGTGCGGATACAGATGTATACGGTGTAGCATTAGCAGATATTGACGCTACAAAAGGTGATGTAGTTGCAGAAATTGCCGTAACCGGTGAATTTGCTACAGCTAATTTAGTATTCAAATCTGGTAAAAAAGCGGAAGACTTCACAGCGAAAGCTGAAGCCCGCAATATTTATTTCCGTTAATAAGGAGGATACATGGATAATATTTACGCACCAAAAACACTTGCTGCGGTGGTTCGTCGTACTCCCGATGTGCCATCTTTTTTGAAAGACTTATTTTTCAAAGATACAAAAACATTCTTAACAGAAACAGTTTCATTTGACATTGTAAAAGGTCGCCGTACTATTACACCTTGGGTGGCACCTAACTCTACAGCACCTTTATCTCAACGCACAGGCATGACTACAACCACATATAAACCTGCACAAAAGAAAGAAAAACGTCCTATCACAGAAAATGATATCAAGGTTCGTTTAGCAGGTGAACAGCCATTTGCAGGTACTGTAACGCCTGAAGAACGTGCAATCCAACTCTTGGCGCAAGATACGCAAGAATTAAAAGATAACTTAGTACGTTCCCAAGAAGTTATGGCGGCCGACGTGTTGTTCAATGGTCAAGCGCACATTAAAGGTGAAGGTATTGATGACGTTGTGGACTTTAATTTCACAAATAAAGAAACTTTATCTGGTACTGCACGTTGGGGCCAATCTGCAGCGGAAATTGTGGCTAACATCATTAAATGGAAAAAGAAATGCTTGAAAGCATCCGGCTTTAATCCAAATACGTTGGTCATGAACTCTGAAACATTAGAAGTAATGCTATCTGATAAAAAAATCTTGGCATTGTTCGATAACCGTCGTACAGAAATGGGTCTTTTGCAATTTGAACAAATGGCAGAAGGTGCTGTTTATGTTGGCTTCATGGGTGGCCAAATCCAATGTAATGTGTTTACCTATGATAATTATTACGTAGACCCAACAGACGGCCAAGAAAAAGAAATGGTGCCTACCGGTAAATTGTTGGTAGCTTCTGATATGGCTAAATTCACTAAATTGTATGGCGCTAATACAATCATCCCTGGTGAAGGTATGGACTTTGTAACATATGAAGGTGAATATGTTTTGCGTCGATTGGTTAATCGTGACCCTGATGCGGTATTTTTGGAATTACAATCTCGCCCTATTTACGTTCCATTTGATGTAGATTCCTACTTCGTAGCGGACGTATTGTAATTGAAAGGAGGTAAGACTAATGCCTGTACAAGCAAAGCACGCGATTAATACCGGTGATTATGTGTATAATCCAGGTGATATCATCTCCGATTTAACTGTAGAAGAAGAACAGCGCCTAATTCGTTTAGGCGCAGCGGTTGTAGTTGGTGATGATGATAAAAACAATGCAGAAGACTCGTTAGCCGAAGCTCTTGGCGTTATGACGAATGCGGATATCGCTGGTTATGGTAAATCTATTGGTCTTGACTTTGCAAGCAAAGCCACAAAGGCGGACATGATTTCCGATATTCTTGCTTCTGATGCGGACGTCAACTTGGAACTCTTATCCGATGAAGCACTTCGCGTAATGGCATCTGCTGAACAATTGGATGTTCCTGAAAACGCTACTCGTGAAGAACTCATCGACATCTTAGGTGAATAATAATGGGATTTAAGGACTTTGCGCAAAATGACATTGAAAAGGTGTTTATCAATTCCAATGAATTTTCAGAAGTACATAATCTAAATGGTACGCAGTGCTATGCAGTGGCGGAAGGTCTTACCGATAAGCAGCATGTCGAAATCATGGGCCAGGATATTGACGGGTTGATTTACGATACGATTATAGTACACGTGGCCAAGCGGGATTTACCTGAAGTGCCAGAGTACAATCAAATCTTTCGCTTTAACGGCCGCATTATGATGGTCCAATCCTGTGAAGATGACATGGGTATGCTAAGCATTGTCCTTAGGGGGAATAACTCGTGAGTGTAACTATTGACGTAAAAGGGCTGAAAAATGGGCTAGCTAAGATAGATGCGATGGTTGTCGGTACGCCAAAGACTACAGCAAAAGCTATCAATAAAGCGTTACCTAAAATCAAAAAGGCTACAGTTGATCGTGTTAACGAGGACTACCTGATTACTAAAGCGAATATTAATAAAACCATAAAGGTGGATAAGGCAGGCATGACTTTATCTGCCTTTATTCGTTCTAAAGGTGGCCCAATAGCCCTAACTAAATTCAGAGTTACGCCCAAAAGTCCGCCTAAACGGAGAGGGCGTATAGTCAAAGCACAAGTAATGCGGAATGGTGGTGGAGGGCCAATCCCTAATGCTTTTATTGCTCGTATGAGAAGTGGACATATCGGGGCGATGTATCGTAAGGGTGCAGACAGGTATCCGATAGGGCAATTTCACGGCCCATCAGTACCAAGCATATTGGGTGATGCCAAGATATCCGCTTTCGTTGGGAATAAAGCAGAGCAGGAATTGCAAAAGCAAATGGAACTCGCGCTCGACGCATTAATAGGAGGGTAATCGATGACACCTACGCAATTAGCAACCGATTTGGGGGCGTTCCTAAAACAGGTGCACGCTAACTATTTTAGCGACGATGCACAGGTAAAAGGGAATCCTTTACTGGTTGTACCGGGATTTCTAAAAATGAAAGAATCATCTAAGGAGGACCAATATCCACATCTTGTTATTCGAATTAATAAGATAGAGGATACCTTGCAGGGGTCAACTGTCCAACTATTTCTAATCCACGGGGTATACTCCGAAGATGTGGAAAAAGGTTGGATGGAGATTACTAACTTTTTGGAGACAACAAGGCAAGCGCTACTGGCCCATCCCGTTATTGCTAAGCGGTACCGTTTGGTAATGGATGATAAACACGGAATTGATACCGACATCCCTCCGGATCAAGCCTATCCGTACTGGGAGGGATTTATGACAGTTAAATATGATATCGAACAAATACGAGAGGAGATGATTATTTAATGGCAAAAGCTGATGCACCAGTTGAAGTTGTAAATGAAACAACAGAAATTGCGGAAACAACAGTTACATCTAAAGATGCTAAACAAGTAATCTACTTAGGCCCTAATAGTGCTGAATTAGGTCTTTCCACAGGTACCGTTTATATTGACGGCATTCCTGCTATTGTAGGTGAAGATAAAGCAATGCTACGCTTATTGTTTGTGCCGATTAATAAGATTGCAGAAGCACAACAAGAATTAGCAACAGAAGGTACAGCGATGAATACCGCTTACCTTGAATTTAAAAAAGGAGGTCGTAGATAGTGGGAAACTATAGACACGGAATTTATACAAGAGAGGTACCCACCTCTCTTATTTCTATGACAGAAGCTACGGCAGCCTTACCGGTTTATGTCGGCACCGCCCCTGTGCATTTGGCCACGGATCCAGCGGAAGCTAATAAAGCCGTACTGTGCTACAATTACGCATCTGCCACTACTCAATTGGGCTACTCTAAAGAATGGGATAAATACACGTTGTGCGAAGCTATGTATTCCCAATTCTCTTTATTTGGAATGGCGCCAGTAGTTTTTATCAATGTTCTTGATCCAAAGAAACATAAGAAGACGTTAGCGTCTACGCAAAAACAAATTCAGGATAAAGTCGTGACAATTGAAGACCCTGTATTACTTAACACGTTAAAAGTATCTGCCACAAATGGCGGTACAGCTTCAACTATCAATGTTGATTATACTGCGACATTTAACGATGAAGGCAAATTGCTTATTGGGATTGTATCTACAGGAACACTTAATGCCGCAACATCTGTTTGGGTATCTTATGATTACGTAGACCCATCTATGGTAACGGCAGATGATATCGTCGGCGGTGTGGATACAGAAGGTAAGCGTAAAGGTTTGGAACTTATCAATGAAGTATTCCCTCGCTTTGGCTTAATCCCTGGTAACTTATTGGCGCCAGGCTGGTCCCATAATACACTTGTAGCAGCAGTTATGAAAGCGAAGGAAACTACTATTAATGGTATGTTCCAAGCTATGTCCTTGTGCGATGCCCCTACTGATGAAATTAAAAAAGCAACTGCAGTTAGCGAGTGGAAAAATAAAAAGAACTACGTCGATGAACGTCAAATTTTATGCTGGCCAAAAGTAGCATTAGCTAATCGTCAATTCCATTTATCCACACAACTCGCAGGCCTTATGGCTAAGACAGACGCCAAATATGACGATATTCCTTACAAATCCCCATCCAATGAGTCTTTGCAAGCGGATAGTGCTGTATTGAAAGAAGGCACTGAAATCTACTTAGGCCCAGATGAAGCAGCTTACTTGAACGGCCAAGGCGTCGTTACTGCGCTTAATTTCATCGGTGGTTGGAGAGCCTGGGGCAACCGTACAACGGTATATCCATCTAATACAGACGTTAAGGATTCCTTTATCCCTGTACGTCGTATGTTTAACTGGGTATCCAATACGTTGATTACTTCTTTCTGGTCTAAAATTGACGACCCAGGGAATAAACGATTGATTAATAACGTCGTAAATAGTGCCAACGCTTGGCTAAATGGCCACGTAGCATCTGGCGCACTTCTTGGTGCTCGTGTTGAATTTTTGGAATCTGAAAACCCAATAACAGATTTGTTGAACGGAATTTATCGATTCCATGTATATTTAGGTGTGCCAACACCGGCTCGTGAAGTTGATTTCATCCAAGAATATGATTCGTCTTACATGAGCACATTATTTAATTAAAAGGGAGGTAACTCATGGCTAAACATAGAGATAAGTTGATTGACTTTGCCATTTTTAGCTCCGGCAGAGAATTATATGGTTACGCCGATGTAACCTTACCTGATATTGAATTTATCAGCGACACAATCAAAGGCGCAGGCATTGCCGGTGAAGTTGATTTGGGTGTACTTGGTCAAACTAAGGCGATGAACATGTCCATTAAATGGAATACCATTGATAAAGATGTGACCGACCTTGCTAGTCAAAAGGTGCATGATATCGAAATTCGTGGTGCGCAACAATTATATGATTCTGCTAAAGGTGAATTAGTACCGGAAGCGGTTAGCGTATATGCCAAAGTGATGCCTAAGAAAATCGGTCTTGGCAAATTTGAACAGGCAAGTAAAACCGATACCTCTACAGAGTTTGAAATTGTATATTTCAAAATGACTGTTGGTGGTAAAACTCGTACTGAAATTGATAAATTTAACTATGTTTGTGTAATCAATGGTGTTGATTACTTGGCATCCGTAAGGGAGGCATTGGGTAAATAATGGCTACATACGATCGCGAAAAGCTAATTGATGGCTTAAACAATTTAACTGGGTTTGACTTCACAAAGGCGGAACTTCGTGTCCGCCGTGAAGGCGATATGACCCCAGACGTTACATTTTCTAAACGGTTTCAGGCAGAAGTTGCCGCCATAGCATTAAAAGAAAGTGCAAAGGTATTAATGACAATGCCAATCTCTGAATTCACCGAAATGTGCGCAGAGGTAAGCGTTTTTTTATTGCGTGGTTCGGTAGAGAAACTGGGACTTCTCCCGGACAACAATGCCGAAGAATTGCCATCCGACTTAGAGAGTGCGGAGGCATAGACTTTTGGATGTCTACTCCAATTGCTGAAATAGCAGATTGGATAGACGATTTAGAATTTGTTCTTGAAGATGAAAAGCGCTTGAGGGAGGATGAGGACTAATCCATCAAGCGCTTTTTGCGTACACAAATTTAAAAGAAAGGAGGAACTATGGCGGGTAAAGTATTTGAGATTGCTTTTGCTATAAACGGCGCATTAGCACAAGGATTTAAAACCTCGATGCAGCAAGCCAAGGGCACGTTGACACAATACGGCTCTAAAATGACCGAGCTGAAAGCGCAACAAAGAGCTTTGGATTCGGCGTTAAAGCAAGGCGTTATTTCCATGGACTCGTACCGCAATGCAACAGAGAAGGTTGGCAAGGCCTTAGACCAAACGGCAGCTAAAGACGCAAAACTCAGAAAAGCAATGCAAAATAAAATTGCCGCTGACGCTAATGCTAAAAGTGCTCGTAGTGATTTAGGTAGCACTATGGCTACTACTGCGGTAATGGCCGCTCCGCTCGTCGGTATGCTATCTAAAGCAGCTGACTTTGAAGCAGTGATGTCCAAGGTAAAGGCAATCACCGTATCTGATGATAAGGCAATGCAACAATTGACAGCCACGGCTCGAGAACTCGGCGAGAAAACAATGTTCTCCGCCACACAAGCAGGCGAAGCCATGACATATCTCGGTATGGCCGGTTGGAATTCTCAACAAATCATGGCCGGTATGCCGGGGCTATTGAACTTAGCTGCAGCCAGCAATACGGATTTAGCGCGTACTGCTGATATCGTATCTGATGACCTTACTGCCTTTGGATTAAGTGCCGAACACGCAGGCCATATGGCGGACGTATTTGCTAAAACTACAACTAGCACGAATACAACCGTTGAAATGTTAGGTGAAACAATGAAGTACGCAGCGCCAGTAGCACACGCCTTTGGCGCAAGCTTGGAAGAAACGGCCGCGCTTACTGGTCTTATGGCCAATAGTGGTATCAAGGCATCCGCTGCGGGCACAGCCTTACGTTCAGGGTTCTTGCGTTTGGCAGGAACTTCCTCAAAATCGACTAAAGCGATAGAGGAAATGGGGCTTTCATTAAGCGAAGCCACAGCGCAACAAGAAGAAGCAAGAGCCGCATTAGACAGCCTGGGTATTGCTATGAATGATACCAATGGACCACGCAAGATGAGCGCAATTGTTCGCGACTTAGCAGATAAGACCAAGGACATGAGCAAGGAGCAAAAACTTGCTACCCTTGCGACTATCTTCGGAACCAACGCTGCATCAGCTTGGGTAGCTGTAATTGATCAAGGACCGGATGCGTTAGATAATTTAACGAAAGAACTTGAAAACAGTGACGGCGCAGCTGCTACTATGGCTGAAACAATGCAAAATAATGCACGGGGCGCTATGACGCGATTACAGTCCGCTACTGAGTCAGTGGCAATTTCTATAGGAAGTACGATGTTGCCTACCCTTGCAGAATTGGGTGATTCCTTAGCAAATGAAGCTGCGTATGTATCAAAAGTAGCAAGTGAACATCCTGAACTTACCGAAGCTATTATCAAAACAAGCGTTGCTGTAGCCGGGATGGTAATTGCCTATAAAGCAGTGAAAGCGGTTTACTTCAGCGTAACGGCAGCACATGCGGCTTATCGGCTTATGATGGAATCGGAACGTGTAGCAACTATGCGCAACGTAATCGCATCGGGCATCCATAGAGCAGGCATGATAGCAGGTACAGTTGCGACCTATGCGGCCGCGTCGGCGCAATGGTTGCTAAATGCGGCGATGAGTGCTAATCCGATAGGATTGGTGATATTAGCTATCGCCGCATTAATTGGTGTTTTGGCGTGGTTAGTCACTCATTTTGAAATTGTGTCCGACTTCTGCACATCGATGTGGGAATCCCCTACAGCTGCCATTATCGCGTTCATGGCCGGTCCAATAGGATGGCTGATTTATGCGGCGATGGGGTTAATTGCCAACTGGGACCAAGTGAAAGCCTGGTTCACTCTATTATGGGAAGACCCTAAAGCAGCGCTCGGCCAATTCTATGACTGGGTTATGAGTAAGCTAGGAGGGTTGTTTGATTGGATTAGCGAAAAATGGGAATGGGTTAGATCCATTTTCAGTAAGCCAATTCAAGCCAGAGTAGAAGGCACTGCAACGGCGAATGGGCAATCTGTACAGCATAACGCGAAAGGCGGTATTTATGGTAAGGGTTCGTTCCTTACTACATTTGCCGAAGAATCTGATGAAGCTGCCATTCCTATCAATGGTACACCTAGGGCCGAAGCCTTATGGCGTCAAACTGGTGCTATGATGGGGCTTTTCCCTGGTGAAGGCAACTCTGCAGTATCTGTATCAGCACCAATCAACATTACTATTAATGGTAATGCGGATGCAAGTGCTGTACAACAAATTAAAAGTGCTGTAGGCGGAGCGTTGGATGACCTAGAAGCACGCCTTGCCGAAATCCAAAACCGGAAGGGGCGTGTAAGCTATGCCTAGTAATTTGCGTTACGTTACTGTCAAACTGCAGTATGACCAAAAGGACATAACACAAGACCTAGTTCCCTATTTAAAGGATTTCAGCTTCAACGATGTCATGTCGGGAGAAGCTGATGATATATCCATCATACTACATGACATAGAAGAGCTTTGGATGTCCGATTGGTTCCCTGAAAAGGGGGCTAAACTAACCGCATCAATCGTGTTTCATAACTGGAATGAACCTGGAGACGAGATAGAGATGAAATGCGGGCAGTTTGAAATCGATGAAATTACTTGTAAAAACCCACCGCACGAGGTCACCATAGGGGCTGTTAGTGTTCCAGATGAATCCAAGTTAAGAGGGGAATTGAAGAGTAAGTCATGGGAGAAGACTACGCTCAAATCTGTTGCGGAGGAACTAGCGAAAGGTGCAGGCCTTGAATTGTTTTATGATACACCCGAAACAATCAAATTAGATAGGGTCGAGCAGTCGGACCAATCTGATTTAGAATTCTTGATGAAAGTCTGTAAGGATAACGGGCTGGCGTTAAAGGTTTCAGATAAGCAAGTGATTATTTTTGATGAAATAAAATTTGAAACAGAAAAAGTAGTCGCAACGCTAATTAAGGGGCCAATGCCTACAGACCTTACAGAAGAACAAATTAAGGAGCTTGGGGAAGTCATTCCTTATCAAGGTAGCTATTCTTTAAAGACGTCATTAAAGGATGTGTATTGGGGATGCCACGTGAAGCATAAGAGTACTAAGCAAAAGAGTACTATTGAATATACGTACAAGGACCCACACAAAACGCAAGGCAAGATATTACAAGTTAACCAGAGCTGTGAAACACAGGCGGAAGCGGAACGTTTGGCCAAGAAAAAGCTACGCGAAAAGAACAAGAATGAAATTACTGGTTCTGTTGCTATGCTTGGCCATATGGTGTTGGCCGCATCAGCCACAATCAATTTAAAAGGATTCGGTAAATTCGACGGTAAGTATATCATTAACAAATGCTCCCATAAGGTAGGGGGCGGATATACACAAAGCCTAGATATAAGGAGGTGCTTAGATGGATATTAGTGTAGCGTTAAAAAATTTAATTCGTGACGGAATCGTATCTAGTACTGACCCTTCAACTATGACGGCGAGGGTAACATTCCCGGACCGCGATGATTTAGTCTCGTATCCACTCGAAGTACTTTCACACGGATCACAAAATAATAAACACTACTGGATGCCAGGTGTTGGCGAACAGGTATTGTGTTTATTTCTACCTCAAGATAATAATTTGTCCCAGGGCTATATCTTAGGCACTACGTATAATGCCAAGGATAAGCCCTCTTTTAATGGACAAAATATCCACGGCATCAAATTTGCGGACGGCTCGACCGTGTCATATGATGCGGACGGTGGAGGCCTTGTTATTAATTGCACCGGTAATTTAACTATCAATGCTCCTTCAGGGGATGTAGTGGTTAACGGAATTAGTTTAGTATCTCATACACATGGTGGCGTCGTTCCTGGTGGCGGTAATACAGGAACGCCGAATTGATAGGAGGTGAGTAACATATCATTATTTAGTAAATTAGGCAGTACTGCTGCCAACTATAAGAAGAACCTTAATTCACAAGGTTTAAAGAATTTACAAAATACACAATTAGGCGATGTGGCTTACTCTCGCCTATCTAATTTAGCGGATAAGTTTGGCTTGGGTGGATACTTGCCGCAACGCCAATTAGGAAGCTTTGGAAAAATTGTGTTTGTGGCATCCTCCCATACGGTGCGTACGTTCGATGCGTTGGCACGGAATATCAGCGCACGAACAGCGTCTCAAGAAATCATAGGGCAAAAGCCTATACTTGAATTCCTGGGGCCTGATGCGGATGAAATTTCTTTTACGATGAACTTTAATAAGCTATTGGGCGTTGATCCTTTAAAAGAAATTGAAGCAGTGGCCAAGATGTGCCAAGAAGGGCAAGCCGAGCAGTTGATTATTAATGGTAAACCATTTAGTGAACACAAATTACTGATTACAAGTATAAGCGCAGCTATGAATACGATTGATAATCGAGGTAATGTATTGTCTGCATCTATTAATGTAACGCTGAAGGAGGCCCCTGATATTCCTAAAGTTGTAATCACACCTAAACAAGGAGGCGATACAAATGCAAATTGACGTAAGCGCTCGCCTTGATGGCATTGATTTTGCACCGAAGGATGTTCTTACTGAAATCATTCAAAATGTGCGAACTATTATTTCTACAACGCAATTTTCCGTACCACTTGATAGGCGGTTCGGTATAGATGGTACCGTTATTGATTTGCCTTTACCGGTAGCAATGGCCAGAATATCTGCAGAGGTGATTCGGGCCATTACTGAATACGAGCCACGATGTAGAGTTGTGTCCGTTGACTTTGAAAGTACAGAAGCAACTGATGCGGAAGAAGGACATTTGCTGCCTAAGGTATCGATTGCTATAAAAGACGAATGGCTAGAAAGTGTAGGTGGCTATGAATCAATATAGAACCGTCCAAGGGGATATGTGGGACGGTATCGCATTTAAAGTATACGGCAACGAAGCTTATATGAACGTACTGCTAGAAGCCAATCAAGAGTACGCCCAATATGTGATATTACCTGCTAATCTTATTTTGAAATGCCCTGATGTAGATATAAGGGCGACTATTAATTTACCACCGTGGAGGCGATAATAATGAATTTACCTGAAATCAACTTTGTCACGGCGGATAAAGAAGCCGTTGAAAAGGAAATATTCGCCCTCTACACCTCTGTTACTGGGCGAAAGTTAGCACCGGCAGACCCTATTCGTTTATTTCTATTAGCGATTACTAATATTGTGATTTTATTGCTAAACCGCATCAATGATACAGGCAAGCAAAATCTTCTGGCATATGCTAGAGGAAATAACTTAGACCATATCGGTATTGCATTAGGGGTGGAACGATTGCAAGCTACGGGGGCAGTCACTACTATGAAGTTGACTGCATCAATGGCACGGCCTGAAGGTATAGCTATTCCAAAAGGTACACGATTTACTTCGGGAGATGGTGCATTTTTTGCACTAACTGAGCCTTACTACTTATCAGCTACTGAAACCATGATACAAGTAAAAGCGGTATGTACAGAAGCTTCGGCTAAAGGGAATGGCTACCCAGTAGGGTCGATTACCACTCTTGTGGATCCAATCCCATATATCGCTAGTGTAACAAATATTACAATCTCAGAAGGAGGCGCCGATACGGAGACAGACGATGCATTCCGTGAACGTATTAGAGAAGCGCCTGAAAGCTTCTCTTGTGCAGGCGCGGAAGGGGCTTATGAGTTTTTTACAAAAAAAGCATCAGCCCTTATTAGCTCCGTGAAAGTGGTATCACCTAAACCAGGGGATGTAGTTGTATATCCTGGTCTAGTATCGGGGGAAATTGCTGGAGAAGAAATTCTTAAATTAGTGGAAGCCACTCTCACTGATAAGAAGGTGCGGCCACTTACTGATAATGTGTCTGTAAAAGCGCCAATTGCTAAGAATTATAGTATCGATATTCAGTACTACATTGATACGGAGAATTCGTATTACGCTGACACGATTAAAAGTCGTGTGGATGCGGCTGTTACGGATTATATAACATGGCAGTCCGGAAAAGTTGGTCGAGATATCATTCCTTCTGAATTGATTCGGCGCGTAATGGAAGCAGGGGCTAAGCGTGTTAGTGTAACATCGCCTATATTTACCGTCGTGAAAGACGGTAAGAAGGAGGATGGCTACCAAGTGGAATTGGCTCAATGTACTGGTAAGACTATCACATATGGAGGTGTAGAGCATGAATGATCTCTACAAATTCAAATTAAAGGATACTCTACCAAGCTCGATTGCTAATGATACTACTGTTCAAGCCTTAGCTGAAGTGGTTACGTTGAAACTTATGGCGTTGATGCCTTTCGTGGATAGGCTAACTATCCTGTCTCATCTTAATGAGTTAAGCACTCCGATACTTGATGAGTTAGCCTGGCATTTACATGTTGACTTCTATGACGAAGCGGTAGCAAGGGAACAAAAGATTAAATTAATTCTAAGTTCTATTGCATGGCATAGAAGAAAGGGCACCGTTGGATTAGTAGAAGAAGCTATCGGCGAATTGTATTCAGAATGTGAGGTTGTGGAAAACTGGGCTTATGATGGAGGCAAGCCTTATCATTTTAAGCTACAGATGTCTGGCTATATGATGACACCTAATATTCGAGAGCGCGTGCTGCGTATATTAGATTTCGTCAAGAATAAGCGGTCCTGGCTAGATGGTATCGAATATGTGCATGCTATTAATTCAGGTGGTGTGTATGTCGGTGGTATTGCAACAGCTGCAGGCAGTGCCGTAGCTGAACCTAGCCTTAAAATCTCGACAGGCCCACAAACGCAACAGATTTATGTCGGTAGCGTAATTACCGTTCACCAATTTATTCATATATAGGAGGTATACATGGCGAAATATCCTGCCGTCATTACTACAATGGCGGGGACAAATACTATTGCGGAAGCTAATGCTAGTAAGCAAGCTTTGATTTTTACAAAAATCGTTATCGGTGCAGGCGATATGCCCGCATCAATTCCACGTGCTACGGCATTGACTGATAAGCGTTTAGAATTAGCGATTACTAAAAGTGTTAAAACAGGCGATGGACAATTCATGGTACAGGGGCTACTCTCGAATAAAAACCTTGAAGCCGGTTTTTATGCATGAGAAATAGGGCTCATGGCCAAAGCAGGCGAGAATGGGCAAGAGGTGCTTTTCTCCTACACAAACGGTGGCAACTATGTTGACTACATCCCTGATAAGAATACGCCAATGGATAGCTACACATTTACAATTACTACTGTGATTGGCAATGCGGAAAAGGTGCAAGCGATTATTTCCGATAATGGAGTAGCCTCTGTGCATGATTTGGAAGCGCATAACTCCGATGAACAAGCACACGGAAATCTATTTAGTTCCATTATCAACAAAGTCAAAAATATGATTACTCCAACAGATGATGGGGGCAGGCAAAATTTAGCGCCAACTTTAGCATTGGTGAAAGAATTAATTAAAAACCATAATGATGATATTAATACACATGAGAATCTGTTTCCCAAAATCAAACAGATGATAATCGATATGATGACGTGGAAGAATGTTCCTGGGTTGACGAAGCCAGGCCATCTGTTTGCAGCAAATACAATTAAAGAAATCCCATTGCCAACTGGATGGAGACGTTTGAAAGTGTGTGTAGCATGGGACGGGAATACTACTGATTTTAATAAATTCACTCAAAATATGTTCCCAAGGCTGCTAGAACCCAATAGTGGTAACAACCGTGAGTTCGATGCAATGCAAGTAAAACTATCAAATAATAAGCAATTTAGTGTAACTGATGAAGATGGATTTGGATATACAATTAGTGAAAATAAACTTGTTATCACAACTGCTGGTAAAGATTCTAATGATTATATAGTAGCTATGTATTATATGTAGAAAGCGGGCGAACCATGTTAGGAACAAAAATAAATAAACAAAATATTGATATGGAATTGTATTACAAATGCACTGAATGGGCTAACGATAATAATGCCGTAATTGTAGACAAAGGTGATCATTATGAGTGCGTAGCAATTCAAGAATATGAGCCAACAAAAGCGGAACGTATTGCACAAATCCGTAAGTATTATGACGAACGGTTTGCAACGCTAGACCAAGCGTTACTACGTAGACGTTTGGCTAATGCACCATATGATGATTTACAAGCACAATTTAAGAAACTTAATGCCGAAATGGTAGCTAAGATTAAGGAGGTCAAATAATGGATAACTACGAAATCAAATCTGATGTACCAGTGATGCACTTTTGTGAATACTGTTGGGCGACTTTGAACGAAGACGATACATGTCCAACAGAAGGATGTGTGCACAATGATTTAATGGCTTTAGATGAAGAACCATAAGGGCATGGAGGGGAGTGAATGGATATTCTTAATGATATTTTAATCATGCTGATAAGTGGGGTATCGCATGAACATTTAGTTAGTATGGGAGTAGTGATTACTTTAACAACTACATTGTTATTTGTGGACACAATTCAGCGAATTGCTGCAGAAGTGTTGCGATATAACAAGGATAATCACAGGCCTAATAATCCTATTACATTACTAACAACGCTAACCTGGTATGGTTGGGGAAAAGGTCGGTATGTTAATGAAGCCACAGGCGAACGGCGTAGATATTTAATGAGTGAGCGCCTTAGAGGTGATTTATTAAAGAAACTATGCATACAATATCCGGCATGGATGATACTATCCATTGTATTTATTTCATTGCCTGATATTCCTATTCCAAACACCGATTTATTCTTAGATCATATATTCTCTTATGCATTTATGCTGATACCATTCTTCGCAGAGTGTTGGTCGATTATAGAAAACCTACGTGAAATGGTTGAAGATGACCTAATCGACATCGGCAAAATATTTCAATATATGATTGAAATTATAAAAGCATGGAGGGGCAATGGATAAGTTAGCTATCATTAACCGCATCAAGCGGTCATATCAATCCATCCGAATAGCGGGAATACGGCCGACTGGTGTACTAGCAACGAGGGCGCTAGTCCTCGTCATGCTAGTACCGATGATACTCGTAGTTGCCCAGTATGTATTATCGACGATTAAAGGCTATGTATCGCCTGAAGCTAATCAGCTTATCGATAAAGGTATTCTTATCATTGACCATATATTCGTGCCGTCGGTACTTATGTCAATTGTAGGGCTGTGTGGCATGTTTATTGACAAAGACCATAACGGGATACCGGATAAGCTAGAGGAGCCTAATACGTTGCCTATGAACAGACCATGTATTAAGCAATTAGCGGATGATATTAACCATGATGAGAGGGGGAAATAAATGTTTCGACAAATTACAATGGACGAGTTAAAAGACCTAGCGCTAGACGCGTACGGCAAAATTGAAAAGGCCTACCTGCATTGGACAGGCGTCAAAGGTGGTAAGCATTTCAAGGATTACCATATCAACATCGATAGAGAAGGCACGATGTGGACAGATATGGAGGCCTTAACAGATTATAAGGAACACACCTACATGCGTAACAGTAACGCCGTAGGTATAGCTATTGAGGCATGTTGGGATGCAGTCAGTGAAAATAATCTAGGTAGTGAACCACCAACAAAAGCACAGTTAGCCACTATGACACAGATTATGGCAGTGCTCACTATTAACGCGGGTGTACCACTTGACATACAACATCAAATGACACACGCCGAGGCGGCCGATAATAAGGACGGCCTAGACCTCTATTATTTAGATCCGACGGGATACCCTAATAATACTTACGGCCCAGACTCCAACGTTGACCGATGGGACCTCTTAGTGTGCCATGCAGGTGATGAACGATGGAGCGGTGGCGACTGGTTACGTGGCACCGCTCGATGGTGGGGCGCACAGTGGGGGAGTACGATTTAGAAAGGAGTATTTATGTATGAAACTATCAAAAACAGAATTATTTCTTCATTTACTAAAAATCGCATTGTTATTGGTGTTTTTAGTATTATTCTCATCTGTTTCACATGCAGCTTCATCGGAGGGTACCTCGACACAAGAGCCGACTATCAGCGTACCCGTGAGCAGTTGGAACGAACTCAAAGGGCGCTTGACGAAAGCAGAAAGCTCAATCAACAACTCAAAGCAAGCATTGCAGCAAGCCAACAACTTAACAGCGACGCAGGGCGACGAATTGAGCAGGCTCAAGACTATCAACGAGAAACAGGGGCAGGAATTGAACGCCTTGAAACAAATCAACGAGAAACAGGCGCAAGAATTGGCGAAAGCCTCGAACATCTCGACGCAGCAAGAGGAGAAATTGAAAGAGGCCTCGAACTCATTGGACGAATTGAGAGAGCAAATCAAACGCAACAAGAGAACAGAGCAACGCCTTAAACGGCAACGTGATACATGGGCCGTGGTAAGCGGTGTATTTGGATTAGCAGGCGCAATTCGTCGATGACTGGGAGTTGATCCGTACATCTCCTGAGCATGAGCAGGTGGACTCATGGATTGATTTCAAAAGATTATCGAAAGAATGACAAAAGATTGATAGAGCCTACTAGCTTAGATAATATCTAGGTTAGTAGGCTTTTTATTTTTGCACTTTTATGAATTTATTAAAATTAGCACTTACATTTACATCGAATTAGATGTATAATAAAGACAAAGATAAGAGATTTATTAAAAAGGAGTACCTAACATGAGCAAGTATGGCGAATTTTTAAAAAGCGTAAAAGAATCTCAATTGACTAAATTCTTCGGAGAAGTTAAACACACTTCTAATAAGTACTTCAAATTTAATCACGTAATTAGTGATGATGAAATCATCATTATCACTAACAATGTGAAGTTCGTTAAAGATAACCCAGTTCTAGTTGTTGATAACAATAAAGTTGTATATCTAAAGGATTGGAACGTTGCAGAAGTTCGCAACTACAATAAGGACCTATATGCATATGCAGTTAAATTGAACCGCAAATACTGGAAGGAATATACTTTCAAAAGCGAATTCGAAGATATGTGCTTCGAACAAGCGGACACATTTGATAGCCTAAAAGCCGTAGCTGAAATGCAAAATGATACTGAAATTGCATTAGGTTGGGGAAAATAGGAGGTACTTATGGAGTTCGAGGATGTAATGACAGCTGCCGAAGCAGCGGAACGTTGGGGAATTAGCCCGGTTACAGTAAAGCAGGCGTGCTCTGGTCAACGGAGCACGCCACCTAGATTCACATCAGATGAGTGTAGAAAATCTAAAGGCACCTGGTTGGTGACAAGATTAGGAATGGAACGAGTATATGGGGAGGAAAGAATTATGTTAAAAGTAATAGATACAGGATTAAGAAGCCCTAAGTTAATTGCAGAAGTTGAAAACTATAGAGAAGCATGGATTGCTATTGTCACTGAAGACTTTAAAGGCTCGCCCTGTGTTGGTGAATATACACTTGAAGATTGGATGAGCGATGATTTTGAAGATTTGAGAGAAAAGTATCCAGACTTTCAACCCGGAGATAAAATGCAGTACATCTATTTGACAGAATATGGGGACGGCCCTATCGTTGAGCCTAAAATTTTCAATCGAGAAAGTGTAAGCGATTTGTTAAGCCATTTAAGAATGTCATATCGTGTTGAGGAAGAATAGCTTATTGTGTTCGTGTAAATCGTTGTATAGTTGAGTACGGTTGCTTAACCGTTGCTCACCCTAAAATTAAAGAAATTCAGTAATTATGATGATAGTTAACTTTTTTGAATTATCTCCGCTGAGTAATCACAAATAAAATACGCCCCTCATTGAGGGGCTTTTTATTTTGCCTAAAATCAT